TGCCACGACTAGGACGGCCATTGGCGTCTTTTCTTTTCTCAAAGTTTTTGACACCAAAGCCTACAGAAGTGGCGTTTAGAATGCCGGCTTCGACAAGAGCGTTTGCGTATTTCAACACATCACTCACTGGCGGTGCCAACGTTAAGTCTGCTACAGTCTCATACCCACCTTTGAGGCGAGAACGAGTTTGAATATTTGACCAGCGACCCACAGGTTGTTTGTGGTCGTGCTGGAGAAGTGCGATTGGGTTTGCGTTGAATTCGTCAAACTCCCAACCGTCTTGTTTTACGATATCGCCATCACGGTCTTCATCATCTGTGGAGATAATAAATCGATATGTTGGCGCAGTCGTTCCTACAACCTGTTCGACAGGTGAGGTTAGCGCTTTATTGATGATATCCATTTGGTATCTCCTTGTTAATCGTCTATGGAATCCCAAATCTTATTGAGTCGATACTCGACAAATTGTGGAATTTCGTCTAACTGATATACGCCAGTTGTTTCTTCGTCTAGGAGCATGGTCTTCTCAGATTCATCTAAGAGAAAATCATAAAACTCAAAGTCACCGTCTTCAAAGGTCTTTTCATTCTCTAAGACTTGAAGGCCAGCGACTAAAGAGTTTCCTAAAGAGAAGCCAACAGAGCCATCATCAGATAAATCGATTTGCTCCATAATAAATGGCACTACCGACGCTGGCGTTCCAACCAGCTCGGTCATTTTTATCATTCTCATAATTACTCCGTCTTCTCAAACTCAAGGTGGTCTCCAGTGCTAGGCACTTTAATTGGAGGTGGCTTGCCATTTGAAAAGCCAGGAAATGCGTTAACCGCTTTATTTATTTCTAATGCTTGTTTAGCGTACATAACTTTTGTGTAGGTTTTATATTTATAGCCTAACCGTTTAGAGCCGCCTACTCTCACAGGAGAGCCTATTTGACGGGCTAATTGAGCCTTCATTTGACGGGCCATATCGTTAATTGGATTGGCGTTGTGTATCTTCTGATAAGCATCAGCAACTGTCTCTCTAAGCGGACGTAACTGACTAGAGTTTGTGATAGCAAAAGCGTCATGTTTAGAGTAAGGATTCTTGAGCTTAGTAGCAACAGCGTCCTTTACAGCCGCATCAAATGATTGAACGAATAAAGGCATCGCAGAGTTACGAGATTGACTTGGGTTCGCTTCGCCAGGAGTGCGAATAGATATCTTAAACGGCTTGCCATCTTGATCGACCACGTTAGCGCGAGTAGATACCATATCGTGCTTCTGAAAGGCCATCTTAAATCCGTTAACAGGGTTAGTGTAGACGAAGTTATCTGGCATTTGTTTAGCAAGACCTTTAAAGCTTTTCTCAAACTGAGCGATAGGAGTCTTTTCAAAGTTATTAACTAACTTGGTTGCCAACGCCTTCGCTTTATCCTGCATTTCCTTAGGAGCCGCTGGCTGACCTTTAGAAGTATCATAGCCAGAGCGTTTTAAAATTTCTTTAGTAGTGTTATTGATCGTTCCACTTGCTCTTGCTCCATATAGTCTTGGAGTATCAACAGCCTTAACAACCTTTTTAATATTTTCTTTATCGCGCATTAAAGTGCCGATATCGAGATCTGAAGGTTTAATCTCAACTCCACCGTTTTTGGATTGGTTAAGAATAGCGTAATAAGGCTTGTCAGGATGAGGAATCTTAAGAGCCTTTGCAGTCTTCATAGCAGGAGTTTCGGCGACTTTGCCGCCTTTGCCTAAGCGTACTGAATCCAATAACTCTTGATTTCCAGTCATAGCGCCAACGTTAGCACGAGCAGATGAAGTGGCGTCATACCATTTAAGATTAGGATATGTTTCACCTAGCGTCTTCTCACCCTTCTTACGAGCCTCTTTATCGATTGACGATACCTTAGTTTTTAGCAGCTCAGGCGCGTTCTTATCGTTCGAATGGACTCGTCCTTGCGGAGCAAGTTGAGAGTTAGGGAATGTCTTACGGCGCAAAGCAAGTGAAGCAGATGCCGTGCCATTTGGGTCTGGGTCAAACTTAGTAGGACGTGAATTAGATAAACTCTGTGTAAGTGAAAATCCACCGCCGTCTTTAACGGCTTGATTCTTACCTTTAGCTGTTAATGTAATTTGGTGAGACGTCTGTTTAGCCATCTCAGCATTAATTCCTTGAGCGCGAATAGCGCCGCCTTTCATAGGCTTGCCGGTCATAGGGTTATTGATAACCTTGCCGGTGTTTGGATCGGCATACTTCCAATGGCCGCCTTCCATCTTAGCACGTCTTTCGACACGCTCAATCTTAATATCGCCGTTAGCCTGCATGCGAGCAATAGTATCGCCAACTGCACGAGATAAATTCTTGCCTTGAAGAGTGCCAGTGCCTTGTGAGATAATCGCAGTGATGTCAGAGGCCGTAGTAGCGCCACCACCCATACGCCCGCTTGAAGAAGCGCGTAAGGCTGTAGTTGAAATGGCGCGTCGGACAACAGCTTCTTGCTCAGACTGTTTAAGATTATGAAAAGGTGCGTAACCAGATTTAGAGCCAGAAATAACGGCGCCTACGGCGTGACTGAATCCTTTGCCGGCGAAATGAGAAGAGAATCTACCTTTCTCGTCACGGTATGGATTATAACCTAATCCGACTCCGCCACCTTTACCGCCTTTTCCAGCAGCCTTCTCTACTTCGAAATCCACAGCGACTGTGAAATACTTTCTCCAATCCATGTGGATCTCCTTTGTTATTACTTCGCCTTTATTAACATCTCTGAGGCAATTGTCAGATAATGTGTTTCAACTTTTTCTATTCCAGATGGAGGCTGGTCTTTCCAACCTACAGAAATTTGACCAATAAACTCGTTTGGATCGGGTGGAACAGAAATCCTACACATCCAGTTAATGTTTTTGGTCTTATAGAAATATCCTATTTGTGATCTTGGCGTAACGTACTCAGCGCACGGAATCTCGCCTGCCATCAGTCTAATCACATCGCTGTTATTGCTACCATTCCTATTAAACAGCGTGTTCGTAAGACCGTCTATATCCTTGACTCTACCTTCTTTAGTGTAAACGCGTGCTACAGCTCGTTTTCCAAGAATAGGATCGATTTCCAAAATGGCAACTAAGTCTACCTTTAGCGTAGTGAATAAAAGCTTAGCGGCATCGTCATATTTAGACGAATCCATCTTTGGCAACTCTTGGCTTTTCTGATAAGCGCCGATTAATAGAGCCTGATTTGAATACACAAAATAGCCAGTAAAAGCCAGTACAGCAAGCAGAACAACAACGCCGAGCTTAAATGGGCTATCAATATAAGATAGGACTCCCAACAGAGTGTCTTTTGCATTTGATTGGTCTACTTCTGCCATTTTGATAGGCCCTCGTGACGATTACGACAGTCGCCATATTGAGCGATTATCTCAGTCGTAAACTCTAACAAACCGCCTAGCGTCTTGACCTCCTCAATCATTACAATTGGAGGGCAAGGTTGAGCCAAATCATTTGGCGCCGTTTGCTGTATCAATTGCACTCTTGAGGATGCGCAGCCCATCAGGAGGAAGGGCACAATTATAATCAGACTTTTTAGTTTCATTTCTCACCTCGACTGATAGCTTCTTTTGTGAAGCCGTGGCAATCGCTTGCTGTTGTTGATATGCGTCAGAGAGAAGTTTACCCTTCTTCTCTAAAGCCTCTTTTTCTTCTAACACGCTTTGCACTATCTGTGCTTCGCGCTCTAGCCAATAGTTCTGCTCCATCTTCTTTCCAATATAGAAAGCAACAAGTAGAGCAATTACGGCAGCGGCAATTTTAGCGCCTAGGATGGGATTCATGCGAACACCTCTAATGCTTTCGTATAATGAGCAGATCGATCAGCAAGACCGATGGTGCCACCGTTGATACGCTTGGTGACAGCTGTTACGTCGCTCGCAACGGCGTTTAGATTATTCTTATTCCAAAACCATGCAGCGGATAGCGCCGCGTATTCTGGTTGAGCAACTAAATCTGGATTATCCATAATGTCTGGATTGCCAATATCATTTGAAAAGGATTGGTAATTGGATTTGCCGGTCAATTGAATAAAGCCACGTCCCCGGTATTTGAAGCCATCGCCTGAAGCTTCATCGCCGTTGCCCATGCGGTCAGCATAGACTTTGTTAGCGATCTTTTCAGGTTGGCGGTGATAAGGCTCTGCATCAGCTAGCGTGGGGAATCGCTTTGGCCAAGTGCCTCGCAGTCCTTCTTTGGAATAGTTCAAGTTCTCTGAAGTGGCCTTGAATTTACCAGATTCGTGAGCCGCTTGGGCCAAGAACATAGCAATTTGTTGTGGTTCAGAGATATTAAAGCGCTCACAGGCAGCGGCAAGTGAGTCACTAACTTTAGCAGCAGTGGCTGCGTCGGTTAAATCGGCAGCTACTAAGCTGTCGGCAGTAATTTTAGACATATTGATCCTTGTGGGGTTAGGATAGGTAAAACAGGAGGACAGCTTGTGGCCATCCTCCTGGAACCTTATAGAGAATTCACTCCCCCAAGCTTCAACCCTACAGGTTTAGAACCATACAAACCTTAGCGGATCGCTGTGTTTGTATTTGCTGCAGAGTTTCCAGAGACCGTTCCAGAGCCGATGTTGATGAGCTCGTTCTGTCCGCGTTGAAATACTCCTGGCAATGTAGCAAGGAAAGTGCTAATTCCTTGTAATTGAGCTTGTTGTTGAGCTTGTTGTTGCATTTGATTTACGTTCTGTGTAACATTTACTTCAGTACCTAGAGCACGGTTAGATGCGTCTAATGCGAAGAGCTTGTCACGCAGAGCTTGTGCTTCGTTCTGAGCAATTGCTTGCAGAATTACTGCGTTACCTTGCGCTACTTGTGTGGATAAATCCTTAGTAGCTAAAAGGTTTTGTGTGTTACCATTCATAACGGTATTACCTAACTGTGTCAAACCTTGAGCGATTTGATTGCTTTGAGATAGGATAGCGTTTTGAGTTTGGGCTGCAGTCAAAGGAATAGCTCCTTGAATGTCGCCTAGTTTGCTGATTACTTCAGTAGTAGCGATTTGGTTTACAACGCCGCTAGCAGCAGCTTCACCGCCTGCGCCGCCCAACCAGCCACCATTTCGGTTGCCGATGAGAGCACCGAAGAGAAGACCGGCCAAGAGACCACCGCCATTGCCACCAAAGCCAAAACCGTCCATGCCATAGCCGCCGGCACCTCCAGTATGAGGTTTAAAGACGTTAGTAATTTCAGGTATTTCATACATAGTTTTACTCCCTTTATTGATGTGATCCCAAATAGAGTCAATTGACTTTTCATGGGAACCTAGTTTGTCCATGACGTGCGAGTACATTTGCTGTACAGTTGCATCATCCATACTAAACTCCTTTCTGTTAATTAAGAATATGAAACGTATTAAGGGTACGCTTCAACTTCTCAACGAAAGGGGGAATGAACGGTTTAGGGACTTACTATATCAAATTAGGGGCCGAAGCTTAGGGGAAAAATTATTAGACGTTTATTGGGATTTCTCCTTTTTTAGTAAACGACTGTCTAACTGTTTCGAATTTCTCCAGTAAATCTGGAGGAATAACGACTTCATCAATACTTTTACGCATCGCGGTAGCGAGATCGTCTAATTGTTGAATATCGCCGTCATAATGAAATGTTTTAGTGACTTTCTTAGTATCGTAAAAGTCCATAATAATATGGAAACGATCCTCATCAGAGTCATTACGAATTTGGTGCCATTGGTTTACCCATACGGCGTAGGCTTTACCGGCCTCCATATGTAGCGTAGTACCGTTACAGATAAATACACATTTAGGGTTAGTAAACAACGGGATGTGCAAACGAGCCATATACTCATTGTCATCAGAATCGCGGTGCACAAGAGACTTACAGCGTGCTTTTAGACATGTTACTCTCACTCTACGCGGTGTCAAACCTAGTTCAGAAATTTGATCGATAACTTTTGCAATCTCACCTACATGCGCTTGAGTAGGATTTTTATGCTCCATTGAATGGGCAATATCAAAGAATTTTAATGCCTCGTAATTACTACGGCCTTTTGGAAAATAAACTTCCATTGCTTGGCCTTCATCGTTTTGGAAGAAGTCCCAACCATCTTTCCAATCGCCAGTGCGAGAGGTAATAGACCATCCACCAAAACCATGGTAGGCAGGAGTTTCATACTCCTCGCCTTGAATAACTTGTTTGCCTAGTGTAAAGACATTCTCTTGAACATCCTTACGCAACTTTTCAATATCAAACGATATTAAATTTGAAACGTCTTCGTAGAACATTGTGCTCTCTTATTTAAATTGAATTAGGTTGAGTTTATTTAAAACACGCAAATATTGAAATCCTAGATCGAACTCGTTTTGCTTTATAGCAAAGTTGCAGCGCTTGCTGTCATAGTGATGGTTATTGTGAAGCTCTTCACCAACGCAGATAATACCAATAGGCATAAGGTTGGTGGTGTAGTCGTTTAGATTTATATTCTTGTAGCCATGTGCATGCCCAAAAACGGTAATGGTGGCTATTGTAAGAAAGTTCACAGCAAATAGGTGGACTAACCAAATGATTATTCCATACCATCCAAAGATGCTCATTGTAAGTGCTAAGAAGAGTAATACGCCAAGTCGAGGATATCTATCGATAAACGAAGGCTTTATTGAGCCGCCGTAGCGATTATAATCAAACTCAGATAGCTCTATCTTATAAGAGCGAAAGAATCCTGGAACTAAACAGCATTTCAACAGGCTCCAATAGCCGAATCTTGGAGAATGTGGATCAACAGTGCTATCAGAAAACTCATGATGTTTGCGATGTTGAACGATAAACTCTTTAGATACGGTCTCAAACAAGAACCAATAGACAAACTTCATTATCGACTCTACATAAGGATTTACATTATATTGTCGATGAATCATATAGCGGTGCATATATAATGAAGCTAGCACTACGCCAAGATGAATCGTAACGAGCGTATATAATATTGCAAAGATTAGCATATATTCCTCATGAGGTCAAGGACCTGCTTATACTCTAAATCATTCGAAGAGACTTGAAGAATCTGTCGAGGAGTTGAAGAGTGATTAGGAGCGCTAACACCATGAATTACTTTACCATTGAGTATGTATACGTCGCCAGGTGAAGCTATAAAAGAGTCTAGCTCTTCTAGCTCGCTAGGATTATATACGTGGCCATCGCCATGATCGGCATAAGTAAGTTTAGTGCTATCGCTGTTACTACGATAAAATGTCGTTTTATATCCACTAGTGTTTACATAGAAATTTATATTGACACTGTCTACAATGTCCGTATGAGGCGGCACGTCCGCTCCAATGACAACAAAGGAAGTATGGAAGTGCTTGCTATACGGGCCAAACGAGGCAATTAAATCGTCAGCATAAGTAGAAGACACGTTAAAATACTGTATCTTCTTACCTTGCGCGTTTAGATCGAATTCTATACGCATGTCATGAACTTTAAAGTCGATGTCAGCGCCAGTAAATAGTTTCTTAAACATTAGAATGAGCCGTATGCCTTTAAAGTAGTATAAACTGTTTCGTAAGGAAGATCGGTAGTAAAAGACAATGCTTGTCTATAATTATCTCTAGAAATTCCTTCTACACCGTGCGGTTTTGAAACGTTTAGTAAATAAATATCATGCGGCTTAGCTACGAACTGGTCTTCTAAAACAAGATTCTCGCGCTTCATGCCGCAAGCACAGTCGCCAGCGCAGAAAAGCTCTGGAGTACATCCAACGCATGTCTCAGGTTTTGGCTTATCTAAATCTCGAGCCTTAACTGAAAAGAACTGTGTAGTGGCGTTATTATCAGATAAGTAGAGATTAATCCTACAACCAATGCCCATATCGACGTGTGGAGAAGCCGCATCACCAATAAAGGTCATATATGATAGATTAAAACTATACTTAATATGATCAGGCAATAAAATGCTTCGACTTAGATTAGTCTTATAGTATCTTGTCCATCCGCCACCACAGCTATGCTGATCGCCTAGATTCTTAAAGTCCTTATATAAACTAGGACTAATGCTATCTAGCTTAGTGAAGTAGGGGTTCATAGCTTGCTCTGAAAGTCCACCATAGGTTTAGTGCTGATGCCTTCGGCTGCTACCATATCCTTAGGAATTGGAAGTCCTTTCTTAGCTGCCCACTCTTTATATTTAGCAACAACCCAGCTTGGAGTGTAGTCAATACCGGCGTGAGGAGCCTTTAATGCGTCGTAAAACTCGTTACCATATACGATATAGTTAATCAACGGGTCGCCTGGTAAAAGATATACCTTTGCAAACACGGCATGATACTTTTGTGCCATCTCAAA